TCAACAAAGGATTCAGGATTCATTCGGTTAGGCGAAGGCAATGAAAAGTTGTTATGAAGATAATTGATAGACGCAGAGACGAACAACTTGGAACAAAAGCAAAAGGATTGCCAATGTACAAAGAGTTCATACAACTCGTTGAAAAGGACAAGAGGGTACAATCATACTACAATATGAAAGATATGCTCTTAGATGCGTTCAAATGGGATAAAACGCCACAAGGTCACGACTACTGGCAATCCGTTTATGATTCAATCGTTATTGCAGACCATCCCAAATGTCCCCAGTGCAATAATATTGGCAAGGTAAAATTGCTCAAGACCTTAGACAAGCACAAGTGTAACAAATGTAAAATCACATTCTAATGAACCCCTATCAAGAAACCCACAACCTAAAGCAAGAAATTCGCAGATTGCGTTTACAGATTGCAGACATAACCGTCAAGCACGACAAAGAGTTGAAACGATTAAAAGAAGAAATCATTCAACCCAAGTGCGATTTGAAGACCATTGATGCCGATTGGACAGATGCGATGAGGGTTTGTTGTCAAGCCTACGATGTCACACCTGATCTTGTTATTTCATCCTTGAGAAAACAATCCGTGGTGTATGCCCGTCATATGTTCTCATTCCTTTGCCGTAAGCATTTGAAGATGACATTCTCATCAATTGGCTATATATTAGGGAGAGACCATTCCAGCGTGATGAATGCCATCAATGTGTTTGATAACTTAGTTACACACGACAAAACCACACGACAAACCTATGAAACATCCGTTCAGTTATTGGGTGATTACTTGCACCAAAGGACTCTCATCATCGATTCACATCTTGTATGAGGAAGATCAGGTGATAAGATGTCAAAAAAAATACGAAAAAGAAGGTTATATTTGCATTATTGAAAAGAAAAATTGAATAAAGCCGACATCATATTGGAACTCTCCAAAGCCGATTGGCTGAAGAAAGCAACCAAGAACATTGCAAAAAACAATGAGTTGGCAAGGGAGTTGTACCAATTTTACTTTTTGACAATACTTGAGAAACCTGATGAACAAATCGAGAAAATATATAGAGACGGATACATCCAGTTTTGGTCAATCCGTCTTTTATACCTTTGTATCAACGGCAACCGGCATCCCTTCGGCGAATCAAGAATATATGATCAACAGGATGTGTACGAGCTTGACTTCGCTGAAGACATTGACTTACTGGATGAGAGGGAACAAGCCGAAGGAATTGAACTTGAACGAATCAACAAAATAAACCAAGTCACAGAATCAGCATATTTTTATGAAAGGGAGTTATTCAAACTATGGTGTTCAGGAATGTCAGCAAGGGCAATCCATAGAAAGACCGATATCTCCGTTCGTGAAGTGTTGAGAGTAATTAAACTAATGAAAGAAAGATGCATACAGAAATAATTGGAATAGCCTGTTTGGCAATCATCATCGTAAACTTTGGCAAACCAGCCGATCTATTAAAACGCTATCTGTATGGTAGTGACTATTCCAAATGGAAGAGAATGAAACCCCTTGACTGTGCGTTCTGCTTGTCGTGGTGGTTGGGCTTGTCCTTTTTCTTGTACACATACGGTTGGGTGGGGATACTTTATGCATCCATCGCAACTGTGATTGTCGCACTATTAGAAACAAAACTATGACACCACAAGAGAAAGCATATGAGATATGGCAAAAAATGATGAACGCTGATGTATTGGTTGATTCAATCAGTGCCAAGCAATGCTCATTGGTTGCAGTTGATGAGATATTGAGTATAAACTCCGTTGACAAGGATGAGCATTTATCAAACTATTGGGAAGAAGTAAAACAAGAAATTGAGAAACTATGAGCAACATTGAATTTATACTATCACTCCAACCGTTGTACGACAACTGGAAGAAAACACAAGTATTTGCACCATCACCAGAACAAGGGGCAATTCTAAACAATGTTCACCGTGAAATCTTCGGAAGGAACTTGCCTAATTGCAGTACTTGTGTAACCGAAGCCTTGCACTCACTTTTGATATGGGCAAACCAACAACAAGAAGCCATCACCAAAGCACAACTTGCCGATGATGAGCAGAAACCAAAGAGGAGAAGAAAGAATGAGCAATGAAGAAACACACAATGACATACCTCAACCATTTCGGATATGACATAAGTGACTTTATACCTTGTGAGGTGTGTGGGAAGAAAGCAATTGACATCCATCACCTTGAAGCGAGAGGAATGGGAGGGAGCAAAGAAGCAGATAACATTGAAAACCTGATGGCATTATGTCGTGAGGATCACATCAAGTTTGGAGATAACAAACAATACAAGGAGTGGTTGAAATCTATTCACGAACAAAGATTGTCAATGGCAAAATAAATGTGTAATTAATTCGTAAAAATGGCAACTCAAGTACCAGGAAGAAATGGAGGAACTTTGACCAAACCCGACAAGGGCGAAGTGTTAAATCCAAACGGCAGACCAAAGAAGCTTGTCACCTTAATGAAGGACATTGGCTATACCAAATCACAGGTGGAAGATACGATGTTGGCAATGCTGACACTTTCACGGAAAGAACTGGAGAAGATAGACAAGGGCGATGAGTACACAATAATGGAAAGAACAATTGCCGGTGCATTGCTGAAAGGTCACAACAACAATTCTCTGTTTAACTTGGAGATGTTGTTAACACGATCACAAGGCAAACCAAAAGAAACAATTGACCAAACTATTGAAAGCAAAAATTTCACAATAACTTTGAATTTAGATGAGAGCAAGTTGGAGAGGTGATGACAAACTACCACCACAAGATGAAGACATCCAGTTGGTAGCAACAACGGATGGGAGAATAACTTTGGCAAGGTACTTTGATGACCTTTGGGTTGAGGAGTACAGCAATGCAATTATTGATGTGGCATATTGGATGCCTATCCCAGTAACCCCGAACGAATGACATCACAAGACAAGGCACAAGAAATCAAAGAATCGTTCAACAACTCTTTGACGGTTAAGGATTGCTCATTGGTTGCAGTTGACCAAATCATTGAGGCGTTGTCTCATAAAACTTGGGAGAATCGCAATGAGTTGATGTTTTATTTGGAGGTCAAACAAATACTGCAAGAACTATGAGAGTAATTCAATCCGGACATCTTGGTGATTTGATCTATTCACTCACGGCAACAAAGCGAGTTGCAGAGTTACACGGTGCGGTGGATTTCCACATCGGATTCCGTGAGCAGAATACTGTTTCCGGTCATCCAAGCGGTGGATACTGTATGAACTTAAACTCATACGAATATATCAAACCATTGCTTGAGCATCAGTCGTACATCCGAAAGGTTGAGATGCACTCGCACATTGATATGGGTTATGACTTTGATAAGTTCAGGCATCACGGATTAAATCTGTCTGCTGGTGATTTGAGACGGAATCACTTCCTTGTGTATCCTGAATTGATAACAGACCTTCACGAACCTTGCATTGAAGCGAGTAAACCGATTCCATACTTTGCCGACAAGGTTCTTTTGAACTTCTCTGCTCGTTATCGCAATCACGACATCAACTATTTCCCACTCAAGGAACACAAGTGCGTTTTCTTTGGCTACGAATCCGAATACATCGCATTCACGGAGAGATGGCAGTTGGATTGTGAACTCTTGAAATGTCAGGATGCTTTGATGTTGGCAACCATTGTCGGCAGTTGCAAGGCGTTCATTGGGAATCAGTCAAGCACCTACGCAATCGCAGAGCAAATGAAGGTAAAACGATTGCTTGAGGTATGCGTTCACTCACCAAATGTAATTCCCGTAAACAATGGCTTTGACTATGTAACGAATCAAGGCTTTAATTACTTACTTAATACCCTATGAAACTATTAATACTAACAGACGGAATCAATGGTGTGGTTTACCATCGCATCTACGCACCACATTTGAGAATGCAAATAAACGGAGAAGCGGTGGTTGATGTCTGCCAATCACAAGCCGAATGGATGACGGTTGACCTTGCACCCTACGATGTGATTGTTTTCTCACGATGGCTTGGAAAGAATCAGTACGATGTTCTTAAACGCATCACGGATGCCGGGAAGCCTTATGTGATTGATGTGGATGATTATTGGGTACTTCCAAAATACAATCCAGCATACTGGGCATATCGCAAAGGGATAAAGAACTCCATCAAGGATGCCATCAACTATGCGGATGCGGTATTCTGCACAACTCAAAAACTCGCCAATGAAGTGAGGACAATCAACGAGAATGTTTATATTGTGCCAAACTGCCTGGATACATCTCACAACCAATGGAAGCAACCAAAGGAGAAGAACGAGAGAGTGAAAATAGGATGGGTTGGTGGAATCACACACGAGGAGGATTTGAAGCTCATTGCCGATGACATCAATTCAATGGATGTGGATTTCTACATTTGCGGATACACTCCGAGTGATCATTGGAACAACATCGTGAAACTGATTCCAAAAGCCAACATCGTTCAAGGTACTTCGGTATTTGAATACGGTGAGGTATACAAGCACTTTGACTTTGTACTTGCACCCCTTCAGGACAACCACTTCAACAACTGCAAATCGGAGTTGAAGATTGTGGAAGCCGCTGCCTATTCTATCCCCATCATCTGTTCAGCGGTCTACCCATACTTATACCATACAGGGAACGATGGTGTAATCTTCGCAACCCAAAACAACTGGAAGGCATCCATTGAGAAATTGATTGATGCTGGTCATTCTGTGAGACGGTCAATGGGCGAATCAAATCGCATCTATTGTGAGACATACCACAACCTTGAACTGCACAACCTAACACGATTAAGTGTGTACCAAAGTTTATGCAAATAACCTATCAAAGACCATATGTCACGAGTTATCAAAAAGACATCCTTGATTGTGATGCTCGTTTTACCATTACTGCTGCCAGTACAAAGACGGGTAAAACGGCATCTCACATCATATGGTTATTTGAACAAGCGTTGAAGTGCAAGGACAATCAATCGGTTTGGTGGGTTGCTCCGGTATACCAACAAGCGGAGATTGCATTCCGAAGGATGAAGTCACAAGTCACGGACAAGAACTTCTTCATCAGTAATGAAACCAAACTTTTGCTAACTCTTCCCACAGGTGCAAGGATAGAATTCAAATCAGGTGAGAAGCCGGACAACTTGTATGGGGATGATGTCTACGCTGCGGTGATTGATGAGGCATCCCGTATGCGTGAGGAGAGTTGGTATGCTATGCGTTCAACCCTAACTGCCACACAAGGCAAGTGCAAACTGATTGGGAATGTCAAAGGGAAAAAGAATTGGTTCTATAAGTTGGGCGAAAGGGCGAGAAGCGGTGAGAATGAGTATAAGTATTTCAAGATTACGGCATACGATGCGGTCAAGGAAGGCATTCTCAAACTTGAAGAGGTTGAACAAGCCAAACGAGATCTCCCACTTCATGTCTTCAACGAGTTGTATTTGGCAGAACCAGCCGATGACAAGACAAACCCATTTGGAATTGATGCAATCCACCGATGCATAGCACCATTAAGCAATAAATCACCAGTAGCATTTGGGATTGACCTTGCAAAATATACGGATTGGACAGTCATAACGGGATTGGATAACGAGAATCGTGTGTGTTATACGGACAGATTCCAAGCCGATTGGACACAAACCAAGAACAAAATCATTTCAGTTGTTGGGAAAACACCAGCCTATATAGACGCAACGGGTTTGGGTGATCCAATCGTGGAGGATTTGCAAAAGGTATTGCCAAAGATATTCGGGTTCAAGTACACAAGCCAAAGCAAACAACAACTGATTGAAAGTTTGGTGATGGAGATTCAAGGCAATAACATAAGATTTCCCGAAAATCCCTATGGTGGGGAATTGGAAAACTTTGAATTTGAATACACCCGTAATGGGGTAAGGTATACCGCACCTTCAGGTCTTCACGATGACGCAGTCAACTCCCTTGCACTCGCCAACGATTGCAAAAAACACAACAGACCGGGAACATTCTTTTTTGCGTAGTTTGTTTTATAGATTGGTAGCGTGTATATTTGTTGTATGATAAAAATAGAAAGTTTTAATGATTATTTTGTTGATGAAAATGGTGTTGTGTATTCGCATA